TTGGCAGATGCTTGGCCCAGTTGATGCACAGCAATGGCAATGGCTTAAATCAGGATATATCTCCACAGGCCCACGGGTTCGTTGGAGAATCTTGGGTAACAAGTTTGAGATTTGGCCACCATACAACACCCAAGAATATTTAGGGTTTGAGTACCGTTCTAAGGGCTGGGTAAGAAGTGCGGCTGATGCTGTTAAAAACAGCTTTACAGTAGATACCGACACATCTGTATTAGATGACGCAATTATCGTATTGCTGACTAAACTTAAATACTTTCAAATTAAATCTTTTGATACTACTGCATTGCAACAAGATTACAGCCGTTACCTATCAATAGCTAAAGCTAACGATAAGGGTTCTGCTACCTTGTCTTTTGCACCTGCTCCAAGTGCCGTGCTTATTGGCTGGGCTAATATTCCAGACACCGGCTATGGGTCTTAGTGATGCCAGTTCCTAAAAGGTTCACCGCTAAGACTACTTCTTTAGCTTCCCCTATTGGTGGGTGGAACGCTAGGGATTCGTTAGCTGAAATGCAACCGTTAGATGCGGTGCAATTAGTCAATTTCTTTCCTACACCTACCGATGTAACCCTCAGAAAAGGGTATTCACAAGCATCTACAGGAATCACAGGGGAAGTGCAAACCCTAATGAATTACGCTGGATTTAATGGCGTAAACACGCTTTTTGCTGTAGCTAACGGGGTTATATATAACGCATCAACTTCTGTTGCAACTTCTGTTTTTACTGGTCTTACAAACAGTAAATTTCAGCATTGCATGATTAGCACCGATGGTGGCAACTTTATTATTGCAGTTAATGGGCAAGATGCCGCAATGATTTATGACGGTACACGCTGGTACAAGATGGCTACCACGACTACCGCACAGACTATTAGCACCATTACACGGGGCGGTACAGGTAATCTAACAGCTACCCTAACAACTGCCGCACCGCATGGACTTGTAACAGGTAATCGGGTTGTCATTAGCGGTGCTACAGAATCAAATTACAACGGCACTTATTCCGTTACTGTAACGGGTGCTAGTGCCTTTACCTACACAATGGCTACCGCACCAGCGGCTAATGCTACGGTAGTTGGAAGTTACACCGTTTTAGGTATTACAGGCATTGACAGTAGCAAATTTGTTAATGTCAATATGTGCCAAAACAGGTTGTTTTTTGTACAAAAAGACACAATGACCTTTTGGTATCTACCCGTGGAATCTATCGGTGGTGCGGCATTAGACTTCCCATTAGGATCAATAGCCCGATCAGGCGGTTTCCTGCAAGCAATGGGAACATGGACATTAGATGCTGGTTACGGGGTAGATGATCTATCCGCTTTTGTTACCAGCATGGGCGAAGTCATTGTTTACAAGGGTACAAACCCTAGTGATTCTAATGCTTGGAGTGAGGTAGGAGTTTGGCAACTAGGTCAAACCTTTAGCCGTAGATGCTTCTTTAAATGGGGCGGTGATTTGTTATTGCTAACCCAAGACGGTCTAGTACCAATGTCAGGAGCACTTCAATCCTCACGCCTAGACCCACGAATTTACCTAACCGACAAGATTTATTTTGCTGTAAGCCAAGCGGCAACTACTTTTTATGCTGAATTTGGTTGGCAAATTAACTACTTTGCTAGTGAAAATATGTTGATTTTGAACATTCCTACTGGTTTAGGGTTCGAGCAGTATGTTATGCACACCATTACTAAGTCATGGGCTAGATTTACTGGGGTAAACGCTATTTGTTGGGAAGTATCTGCCGATAACAAGATTTACTTTGGGGCTAACGGTTATGTAGGGCAGTTCTATACCCAACCATCAGATAACGGATCAAATATTGTTGCAACTGCACAGCAAGCCTATAGCTATTTTGACACCCGTGGACAGCTTAAACGCTTCACGCTAGTACGCCCTATCCTACAGACCGATAACGGCTTACCGACAGTTCTATGCGGTATAAGCACCGATTTTGACACCCAGCCGCTTACCAATCAGGTTGCCTTTAATCCAGCAACATTGGATGTAGGTGTTTGGGATACATCCTTGTGGGATGACGCTAATTGGGGTGGTACTTTGACTACTACTAAGTTTTGGCAAGGTGTTACAGGAACAGGGTTTGCTGGATCAATTAACATAAATGTTGCATCGCAAGGTATTGAATTGCATTGGGCATCAACCGATTATGTAATGGAAACTGGGGGCGTACTGTAATTGCTATGTTTTGATAAAGATTTATTAGGGCCATTTATAGCCAATAAGTTAAACATGGTATGGACACCCGAAAATTCCACGACAATCGGATGGGTAACAGAAGAAATAGAAGCAGTAGTTTGGTATGAGGACTTTAATAAAAAATCGGTAACTTGCCATATTTACTTAGAAAAAGGGTTAAATAGGCAATATTTACATACCATTTTTGATTATCCTTTTGTACAATTGGGGGTAGATAAGATTGTTGCCCCAGTTGCAAGTAGTAACGACAAGTCGGTAGAGTTTGTCAAGAAATTGGGGTTTGAGGAACAAGCACGATTACTTGATGTTTTTCCTACTGGAGATTTGTTGTTTTTTGTAATGTCAAAAGACAAATGTAGATTTTTAGGAGAAAGATATGGGAAAACAAGCTAGTGCTCCCCCACCACCCGATTATGCGGCGGCGGCTAAGGAAACTGCCGCAGGTAATCTTGATGTTGCAAGACAAACGACTGCCGCCAATCGTGTAAATCAATACACGCCTTATGGTTCGCTTGAATATCAAATGTCAGGTCAAGACCCTTATGGCAATCCCATGTGGAAAGCCACACAATCTCTTGCTCCCGATCAGCAAAAACTATTAGATATTCAAAATCAATTAAGTATTGGTACTGGTCAGTTAGGTCAAAAAGGTCTTGGTTATGTAGAAAACATGATTGACCAACCTTTTGATACTAGCAAATTAGTTTCTACAGGTTTTAATCCTAGTCAGTCTTATCAAGATGCTTATATGCAAAGACTTCAACCCCAAATTGCACAAGGGCGTGAAGCATTAGATGTAAAACTAGCTAATTCAGGTATTCCTGTAGGATCTGAAGCCTATAACAGAGCAATGATGGCTCAATCCCAGCGTGAAAACGATCTTCTTTTGGGTGCTACAACTCAAGGTTTTGGCGTTGGTCAACAAGCCCGTCAACAAGGTTTTAATGAATTGGCTTACCAACGCAATGAACCTATTAATACGCTTAATGCGGTGCGTTCAGGTTCTCAAGTACAAAATCCTACATTTGTAAACCCTGCACAACAGGCTAATGTGGCTGGGCCTGATATTTTAGGTGCGGCACAATCTACTTATAACGCCCAATTAGGTGCATCTAACGCTCAAAATGCCGCTAACAATGCAATGACAAGCGGATTAATGGGTCTAGCTGGTGCTGGAGTTATGAAATATTCTGATATTCGTACTAAAGAAAACATTGAACCTATTGGTATAGCCAACAACGGCTTGACAATATATAAGTATGAATATAAACCTGAGTTTAAAGACCACGAATTAGCTGGATCAGGCGTTCATTATGGTTACATGGCTCAAGAGGTAGAACAAGTCTATCCTTACGCAGTTAAAACCCTAAATGACGGCTATAAAGTCGTAGATTACGGACTACTATGAATCCATATATTTTACCGCCACAACAAATGCAAGATGTGAGTGGTTTACAGCCTGTATTTCAAAACTTTGCACAACAACAAGCTAACCATCAGGCGTTGCTTGCACAACAAGGTCAATTAGCAGGGCAAGCTGGGCAATTTCAGGGCGGTGGTATGAACCCATTAGCTATGGCGGCAATGTTGCGTAATACAGATCGCACTAAACCTGCACCTGTATATGATAAAAGTGAAATGTTGCCCGATACGCCACAATATGCAGACCCAGCATACGCACAAGCAGGATATTAATCATGGCCGATATTGGAACATTAAACCCCGAACAGATGTTGCAACAGCAACAGATATTACGCCAACAAAAAATGGCTGAAATGCTCATGCAACAAGGTATGCAACAGCCACAAGGTCAGATGGTTAGTGGTCGCTATGTTGCCCCTAGCATATTTCAAAATTTAGCTGGTTTAGCCAATCTTTATGTTGGTCAGCAAGGTATTAAAGAAGCAGAAGATGCCCAATTAAATTTAGCTAAACAATTGCGTGAGCAAGGTGTTCAAGAAACCCAAAGATTAATGAATACTTTTGGTGGCAGACCTGCAATTGCTGGTACTCCTGACATACCTACTGAAACTTATGAAACAGTTAAAGGAACTCCTGCTCAAACAGAAATATTAGCTAATCCAAAATTAGCATACGCAGAAGCAATAAATATGACATCGCCACAAGCTAGAGCGTTGTTGCCATTTTTGGCGGCAGAAGCATTTAAAAAACCAAAATGGGAAAAAGCTGAATATACAGACGAAAAAACAGGAAGAACCCGTCAAGGTGTTTATGACGCTAATTCAAATGATCCAATTGGCTCGTTTAGAGTTGGCGGTGTTAAGCCTGAAATGTCTGCTTATGAAAAAGCATCATTAAATATGCGTGGTGCTGAATTAAATTTTCAAGGAGTTCCTGTGGGTAGTGGCGGTGGAAATGTTGCACCTGCACAAATTGCACCTGCACAAGCTGTTCCAACAACTTATAAAACTATTAATCAAGGCAGTCCAGTTCTTGCTCCAAATCAAGCTGTACCACAGCAAAATGTGACATCGCAAATGCCACAACAAGAAGCTATGCCTAGATTTACTTCTAAAGCGGAGCAAGATGTTTGGATTGCAACACAAAAAGAAAAAAATAAATTACAAACTGAAGCACAAGCCGCTTTACCTACTGCATTAAACACAGTTAATAGTGGATTAAAGGCTATTGAAGGCATGATTGGCGATACAACCGTTGATGCTAAAGGAAACCTTGTTTACGGTAAAACAAAACCTCATGCAGGTTTTGAAGCCGCTGTTGGTATGCCAACCTTTAGTTCAGGTTTTGGTCTTTCTAGTTACTTTAAAGGTTCAGATTACAAAAACTTTGAAGCAAGATTTAAAGAAATTGAAGGAAAATCATTTTTGGCGGCTATTGATTCATTGCGTGGAACTGGTGCAATTAGTGAGGTTGAAGGTGCAAAGGCTACTGCCGCTATTAACAGAATGTCTTTATCTCAATCTGAAGCAGAGTTTGTTCAAGCGGCAAATGAGCTAAAAGATGTTATGACAAAAGGTTATCAATCTGCACAACAAAAAGCAGGCGTTAAACCGTTTAATCCTACTGCACAACCTAACGCTGGTAGTACACAACCAAAATTAAAATATAACCTTCAAACTGGTGAATGGAATTAAATTATGCCAATAATTGAGGTTGTTGGAATTGGTAATGTAGAACTCCCTGATGGAATGAGCAAGGAGCAAATGGCTATTGCTTTAAATAAATTGCCAAAACCAAAATTTGAATCTACTGCACAAAATCGTGGAAATGTTATTAACACCGATGTGCCTACTGTTGTTGGTGAAAAACCTAATGCAGTAAATGCCCAACCGCAAGCTAGACCAGTAACAATGATGGATAGGGTTAAAACCTTGTACGAAGTCCCTACATCCGTTGTTGCACCTATGATTACTGAGCCATTATCTATGGCTTATGGCGTTGCTAGAAGCATCCCTGAAGCTATTAGCACAGGTGGAAACGCCCCTGAATTAGCTAACAAGTATTACAAACAAGCTAGTCAAGCAATGCAATATCAACCTAGCTCACCTGAATCTCAAGCCGCTTTAGGCACAATTGGTGAAGCGTTAACTGCGGCTAAGATTCCTGCTTACACCCCGTTTATTGGCAAAATACCATCTGCTATGCAAGCGGCAGGTGCAGTACGCCCAATGATTCAAGAAACCGTAATACCTGCTGGTAGAAGAATGGCTAGTGCATTACGCAACGAGGGTCAAATGATCCAAGAAGCAGTGCAACCAGCCGTACAAAGAATGACAGATGTAGCAAGACCAATAGCGGAAAAAGCTGTGCAAATGGCAGAGCCAGTAACTAACAAAATGGCTCAAGCATTGCGTAGAGAGCCAACTATTGATCTTGCTGGTATTGCTAAAACAGCCCCAGCATCACAAGATCTAGAACTTATGTCAACCGCTTTATTTGACCAAGCTAAAAATTCAGGCGTTGTATTTAAACCCCAACAATTTGTACAAAAAATGACAGATGTTGGTGCTGAATTAAGGTCTGAAGGTTATACCCCAACTGCTTATCCAAAAATTACTGGAGTTTTATCAGAACTTCAAGATGCAACACGCCCTAAAGATTTTGTAGAATTACAGGCTTTAAGAAAAATTATTAGTGGTGTACAGGCAAGCACCGATCCAACCGAAAGACGGTTAGCATCAATTCTTAAATCTAATTTTGATGATTACATTGCAAATGCACCTGTAACTGCTGTTTCTGCTGGCACAAAACAAGGGGTTCAGGCTTGGAAAGATGCTAGAGATACTTATAGCAAATTAATGAAATCTGAAGTATTTACTGATATGTTAGCAAAAGCTGAATTGGATAAAACTAAATTTAGTATGTCAGGAACAGAAAATGCTTTAACTGCTCAATTACGCAATTTAGCAAAAAATGACAAAAAAATGCGTTTATTTTCACCTGTCGAACAACAAGCGATTAAACAAACATTAAAAGGTAGTACAAATCAAAATTTAATGCGTTTATTTGGCAAATTTGCCCCAACAAGTGCAGTAAGTAGTATTCCAGCTTTGCTTGCTACATCAGTTAGTGGCCCTGTAGGTCTTGCTTTAACTGCTGGATCTATGGGTGCTAGATACAAAGCAACAAAAATGAGAAAATCAGATGTTGAAAATTTATCCGCATTAATGCGAGCAGGAGTTAAATAATGAGTAGAAACGGATCGGGTACATACACCCTACCTGCTGGTAACCCAGTAGTAACAGGCACAACTATATCTAGCACATGGGCTAATAACACTCTTACAGATATTGCAACTGCCCTTACAGGATCATTAGCATCTGACGGACAAACTACCGCTACTGGTAACCTTAAAATGGGTGCTAATCGAATAACAGGGTTAGCTGACGGAATAGCATTAACTGATGCCGCAACAGTTAATCAAATTCCTAGTGGAGCAACTTTTTTATTAAAAGCATCAAATTTGTCAGATGTTGCTAACGCTACAACGGCTAGAGGAAATTTAACTGCCGCAAAATCAGGTGCTAACAGCGATATTACATCTATAACTGGTTTAACTACCCCTTTAACTGTAGCACAGGGTGGTATAGGGGCGGCTACATTAACCGCAAACAATGTTCTTCTTGGCAATGGCACTTCTGCACCACAAGTAGTAGCTCCAAGCACAACAGGTAATATATTAACCTCTAATGGTACAACTTGGGTTTCTTCTGCCCCTGCCGCATATCCATTAACTAGCGGAACTGCCGTTGCTTCTACAAGCGGAACAAGCATTAACTTTACTAGCATACCTAGTTGGGTAAAACGAGTTACTTTAATTTTAGCTGGTGTATCACTAAGTGGTTCTGCTAATTTACGCTTTCGCATTGGTTCAGGGTCGGTTGATACAACCGCAACCTATATTTGTGCTAGAAGTCAAGTTGGCAGTTCTTCTGCCGATACTTTAGCTAGTGCAACTTATACAGGTTTTGATCTTTATGGCGATGCAAATGCTTCTGAAGTTAGATCAGGTGCTTATGTAATAACTCTTTTAGGTTCAAACATTTACACAATTACGGGAATGGCTGGTACTAATGGGGCAACTTCACTTAGTACATTTTTCTTAGCTGGGCAAAAAACTTTATCAGGTGCTTTAGATATAGTTAGTTTTACTACATCTAACGGCACAGATACTTTTGACGCTGGCACAATCAACATTTTATACGAGTAAAAACTATGAACAAAGTTGAAATTACAGTAGATGTTGTTACTGGTGAAACATTAAAAAACGAAGTTCCTTTTACTGCACAAGAACTAGATTATTCTGCACAAGTAACTTCACAAGCAGAAACAGAAAAATCACAAGCTGTTGCTGTTAAAGAATCTGCACTAGCTAAATTAGCCGCATTGGGTTTAACCCAAGATGAAATAAAAGCGTTAGTTGGTTAATATGTCTTTTGAAATTGACCCCGTTAAATACGGCCAGCTTTGGGAGAAGGTTGACCAATTAACTCAAAAAGTAGATAAGTTAGAAGAAGGCATGGAAGAATTATTGGCTTTGGCAAACAAATCTAAAGGTTCTTTGTGGGCAATTATGAGTATTACAGCCACAGTATCTACATTTGTAGGTTTTATTTCACACTATTTCACAAATAAATGATCCTAGAAACCATTATTGGTGCTTTAGTTCCCGTAGGGATTGATGGGATTAAAAGCCTTATTGGAATGGTTACGGGCGGTGTAAAACCTATTTCTGTAGATGAGCAGATTAAGTTAGACCAAAACGAAATAAATAAGCTACAAGCCATTGCACAGTTAGATAACCCCTACGGTACACCGAGCCAATGGGTCATTGATCTGAGGGCATCTAGCCGCTATTTAGGGGCATTGTTTGTCATTGTCGTAGGTATCGGTACATTGTTTTCATCGGTTACCCCTGAAATTCAAAGAATTGGCATAGAAGCCGCCAACATTGCTTTTGGTTTCTTATTCGGTACACGCATTATGGCTAACCTAAAAAAATGATAAACAGCCGAAGCCTTGATGACCTGATTCCCCCTGCAAAAGAGCGTGTAGAGCATTTCCTTAGTCTTTGCAAGGATGAGGGTATAGACCTGCTAGTTACTTCAACTTATCGTGATAACGAATCTCAGACGGCTTTATACGAACAAGGTAGGACTACGGCAGGAAAGGTGGTTACCAATGCGAAAGCAGGTGATTCTTGGCATAACTGGCGTTGTGCTGTTGATGTCGTACCTATGGTCAACGGCAAACCTAATTGGGATGGTTCTCACCCTGTATGGTCTAAGATCGGAGAATTAGGAGAACAAGCAGGATTGGAATGGGCTGGTAGATGGCGTTCATTCAAAGAATTAGCCCACTTCCAGTACACGGGTGGGCTAACCCTCACAGACTTTAAAGAAGGCAAGCAGATTGCTTAAAACGGGGCGTATTGGTTGTGATAACTTGCCTTACGAACTCTGAATTGGAATAACTCCTCATGTTCAGGGTATTCCTTAGCAAACTTTCTAGCGTAATGACTGATCCAACCGTCATCTATCTTAAAGTCCCCCGTATTACCAATGGCCGTTTCCCACCGTACCCGATGAAATACGCATTTAGCTGAAAAGTATTGGCGTCTTGCCGCCACCTGTAATGAGAACTTCTTAAACATTTCCCATATATCAGGATGCTGGGCGTCATAAATTTCAAAGTTTTCTTTTGTCCATTTATTGTTCATATTACATACCCGTGCATTAAGTAGTTAGTGCCAAAAATAATGACGCAAATTAAAATAGCTACTAAACCGCCTTGGATAAACTCTTTCATGCTGATCTCCTAGTGAAAAATCTTATAGCGTGGGTTACAGGTAACTTCTACAGGTACATCACTCATAGTGCCATTGATCCTACGCTTTGCAGTAATGACTACGGGGCGTGTACCAGCATCTTCACACTCTGTGATACCTAGTATGACTTGAGCACGGCTCATGTGAAAAGCCTGTTTATCAGTTTCTAGGCTGACATTGGGTGGCTCAAAAGAACTACAAGCGGCCAACGCAAAAGGGGTAAATAGTAGTAAGTATTTCATCTGTCGTTCCGTTCTGACCAAGCCATTTGAGCCTGTTCGTTAAATTTATCAAAATTGAGTGCGTGGATCATTTCCCATACGCTTGTTTTAGTGTCGCAGGTGCAGACATCTTCTATATCAATGCCGCCTACATGACCAACGGTAGGATCATCTTTATCTATATACCCGTAAACATCTAGGTATGTGTTACCGCAGTACATCGAAAATAAATAATTGCTCATTTTTTCACCCAAATTTGTTGAAAGTTATTTGCAAAATTGCCTTGAGTGCCTTGTTTTCTAGCCCAAATTTGTTTTTTTGTTGCGTTGCGTTTTGCAATAAAAGCATCAATACAATCTTGAGCAGATTTTTGTGCAACTTCAAAAGATGCTAATTGACCATCAATAAAAAATGTGTAATCGCAAATTTCTTGCGTAGGAATAGCGTCTAAATCTTGTTGAAAAGACCAATAATCGGTAGCACGATATGAAACTTCGTTACCGTTCTTGTGCTGTAATTTAAACTTCATTTTGTATCCTTTTCTATCTCACTCGTTATTGAGTAACACCAGTTTAGTTAAGCTATCTTAACAATGCAAGTATTATTTATCTAAGGAAAACCCTAAGTGCAAAAATACAACAATGAAAAGTGGGGTACTCCTTTCGTTTCCCCCGTTCCCGTGAAGGAATTAAAGATTGTTCTTTACCTGATAAAAGCGTAATAAGTGTTGAAAGCACTCCCAGCCCTTTTGAAGCTGGGGTTCTTCTACTTCTACTAATTTTACTTGGTTAGTTGTGCCGTTGACAAATACTATGGCACACCGTGCGTTGGGCAAGTTTAGCCCTTCACGATATGCCGCT